CAGAGGTCGCTTTAAGATTTCTCATCGCTCTGTCGAAACGGTCAGCCCATGATTCGTCGGAACCGGAAGCAGAACTGTGTACACGCTGAGACGGTTCGTGTGCATACACATAGCCTTTAGGTCCTTTAGAAATGTATTTATGCTTCTTCCAAGGTCCTCTGCTGTGCATAAGCGAATCAACAGTCTTTACTCCGAAATGCTCATATTCATCATTCATCATTATTCACCTCATTACCATTTTGATTTTTTGTAGGAAGTCCTAATTGCGCTCTTACGGCGTCAAGAATTTCTTCCTTTTCGTTAGCCCCTATCTGTAATCCGCCACCTGATGGCTCTGTTTCCTGCGGAGGCATATTAGGATTCTCAAGCTTATTAGCTTCTGGCTGAGACGACGGTTTGTAACCGATTAAACTACGTACTTCGTTAGAAGTCATAATGCGGTTTCTCATAAACGCATCGGCCGTAGCACCAAGCTGTGATATAGGAATGTAATTGAGCTGATTGAACGCAAACTTGAATGTTTGTCCTTGTGTAATAGCAGTCTTAGTTAAGAACTTTCTATTGAACTCACATTTGATTGCGTTAAGTATTGGGGATATAGTTCTCTTATAATAGTTATTAAGAGTGTTTTCATCAGCTGTTCCATCGAGAATAGTCTGTGTTATACCAAGCTGCGAGAGTAACTGTTTTGTAAGATACTCTATCTGCTGCTGAAGTGTATTCTCGGCTGGACGATTAAGCTGTGTAATTTTTTCAGCTCCGTCCGTGTAAGCTATACCATAACGTGAACCTACCAGCTGCATTTCAATATCACGCTTTCTTGCTTCTGCTTGAGCTCTCTTTATATCGGAATTTATTGAATAAGGCAACTGAATGATAATATCAAGCCTGCCGCTGCTTATCTGTTCGTCTACATTATCGAGCATTGCTATCTTTTTGTTAAGACGTTGCATAGTGCTTGATTGCTCGTTCATTATGTTGTAGAACGGATTCTCGACGATTGCACATAAACGCTTAGGCATTACTATTTCTTTTTCAGTTCCTGTTAAGTCATCGTATGCTCTTATACGTATTCTCCTAGGAGACCACTGTACTACTCGTCCAACTCTCATTTCAAGAACCTTGAACGGTCTTCCACTATACGGGTTGTCTGATGTAACAGTTGGAAACGCTACTGCAACTCCTTCATTTAGTATAGCTGACACATAGTTTTTCATGAAATCGAAACCCGATTGGTCGATGTTAGCTTCAACACCGAGAATATAATTGAATTCCGAGTCCACCGTCGATACGTATTGCTCATCCTTGTCCTGTTTTATTAAGGACGATTTGATGTTGGCAGCGTCTACTGCCATACGATTGATTACTACAGAAACCAGTGTTTTTTCATTGAAATAGTTGAATGTACTTCTGTCCGGTCTTATATATGACACAGGACCGCTGTCGACGTACTTATCATATTCATCGGTGGGGTCTTTATTAGAGAAAGCCTTCCATCCTTTTTTAATCTTATCAAAAAATGACATTGGCTACTCCTTTCTTATTCATAGTAGTCAGCGTTTGTTTTAAATGCGACATAAGCATCGAGCATAGCACTAACGCTATCGATTTTTTCTGCTCTTTTCTTTTTTATGAGTTTAGAGTTACCGTTATTGTCAGTAACTGTTATAGCATGTCCCATACAGAACGTCATAATCTCCTGGTCAAATATCAATTTACGGTCTTCTGCGTATTTCTTCAATTCTCCAAGAGGAACACTTTCTGTCCTAGAACCTTGCGGGACCTTTTCAACGCCGTATGGAGTGTTCTCTGTCATCCACCTGTTGATGAACGTTTCAGCGTTATAAGGGTCGTATCCTACAGTACGAATATCATACCCATTAGAGTTAATATGCTTCTCGAGGTCGTCATATACGATTGACATTTTTATTACAGTTCCTTCTAATACTATTAAACTTCCTTCTTTCATAAAATTCTCATATTTAATAGCAGTAGCAACCGGTAATCGTTGCAATGTTCTCTCTGTAATATAACAACGCGTCTTTACGCCAAACTTGTCGCCGCGTAACGGGAACAAGAAAGTGAAAGCACAGAAGTCATCACCCTGCGACATATCGCAACCAAGCGAGCATGGCATGTTTCTAAACTCATGTTTGCGATGCGGTAAAGTTTCATCGTAAGTAAAGAAGTACGTGAAACCTTCAAGCGGTATACCAAAACGTTTTGCTAAAATATCATTCCTTGCTGACGGAACTTTTTCAGCACGTTCTTTTTCTTTCTGATAAGTTTCCCACGAAACAGTTTGTCCCACATTGGGCTGTGCTTTAAGCCACATAGAAGGGTCTTCGACTTCGGAAATATCATCAAGACAATACCACCAAATGGAGACGTAAGGGTTGTAATATTCACCCTTTAAAATATCCATCAACTCTATCTTTATAGAGTCTCCGCAACCATTACGAACAGTACCTTCTGAAGACGTAGCAATTATCAGCCAGTCATCGAACTTAGCCGCACTTTGCTCGAGAGCGCTCATTACGTCCTCTTTAGTGTCTCCTGAAAGCCATTCGTCTATATTGCATATTCTTGTTTTAAGACCCTGTAACTTGTCAATAGTCATGGGTCTGCTAAACAATATCGAACCGGTTAAGAAGTTTTCAACACCTTTTTTGGTTGAAGCTAGTTTGCATCTGTTTGCTCTTGAGCCAGTAGTGTTCTGTAACGAACCTTCTGTCAAGAACTTTAACATAGGACCTCTAGCTCTTGTTATAGAAGTTCTAATAGGTTGCAATACCTCATCTGATTGAGCCATCGTTGGAGCCGTAGCTACTTGCAGTGTAGTGCTCGTATCACAGTTAAGGAAATAGCTGTGAATAGTCGAAGCATACATTGACTTAGCGCCGCCTCGTCCGAGAATTATGTATTGCTTATTTATTAGTCTTCTTCTTACTTTTTTAGTAATATAACGAGTACCTCTGCCATTACGTCTCGGAACCGGTACCGTTATTTCAGTAAAGTAATACCAACCAAAAACCTGTTCGGCCCATAGCTTAAACGTTTCCAGTAATTTCATATCAGAACCGTCAGCTAATGTTAACTCCGTTTCACAATAAGCGATATATCGTTCAACGGCTTCTGGGTCGTAATACATGTTGGGGTCTGCAATGAGGTCGTCGATACGGTTCATTTCCATTTCGACTTTCTCATTTACCGGTATTTCGCCTTTTAATACTCGGTCACGGAATTCGCCGTAATATTTAGGCACTCTATGATTATAGAGTGAAATAGATTATCATCTCCTTTATGCGTTAGCAGATTTGCCTGCCGTTAAAAGTTACGAAAAGCGTTCTTGGCTCTGTTTACTGCCATATTAGCGTTTACTTTGTTTTTGTATTTACGTACTTTGCTTGATGTACGTACTTTGCCGTTATTGTTTTTGTACTGAGTGTTGTTTTTCTTGCGGAGCTTATTCTCCACAGCAAGCGCCTGGTCGGAGAGTCTGTCAGTCGTATAATTGTAGAAGTCAGCAGCTGTCTTGGCTCCCTTCTTGATTTGTCCTCCTACTTTCTTACCAGCTCTTACGGTTGCTCCGATTCCGGCAGTTGTTCTGTTTATAGCTTCATCATAAACGCCGCCGATAGGAGCGGTTGCTGTTTTAGCAGCTGATTTGCCCTTCTTATAGCCCCTTTTTAAGCCCTTCTTAATTTCTCCTACGCCGACTTTATAATTGCTGGCAAAGTTCCTGAGTCTTTTTCTGATTTTCTTTATCAGCTTTTTGATGGACTGTTTACCATTTTGATAGGTCTTGTAAACGTGATTCTTCCATTTCATTCCCTTAACGCCTTTATGCTCAAGAGAATCCTGTTTTAAGCTATCAACGAGATAGCAATAAGCTTCGAGTTCATTCATATCTATCACCTGCTTTTTTCTTTATTTTATTTAACCAGTCTATGTTTTCTTTTATTTCCAGAACCTTGCGAGCAGCTCTTTTATCAGCTTTTGTGTATTTGCCGCTTTTATCGTGCGTTATGACAGCTGCGTCTTTTAGCAACATAGCAATATCGAATTTTGCTTTTTTAGCTTGGCTTTTAGGGTATTCCGTTAGCCGGTGCCTTCGCTTATTGTCGAAAGACATCTCTTTTCTATATTCGGGTTCACGTAAACTTCGATA